TTGAGATATCTAAATTACAGTCTGCTAAATTTGCATTTGCTACTTTTATATATACAGGTGAGTTTATGTTTACTTTAAATATTGCCATTTTCTATTGTTTTTTCTGCATCATTCACAAATGCTGCTATTAATTCTTTTGGTAGTGTTTCAAATCTCTTTTCAAAAGGTTTCGTAAAAAATAAACTTGGCCTTATACCTTGTTCAAATATTGTCTTTGCTATTGCAAAACTTAAGCCTTTTCTTTTTGTAAATTTTCCCCCCTCATCTCTTGGTGCTATACCTTTTCTTACAGTCCATTTATCAAAAGCCTTAGCAGGTGGCCTTTTGTTAGTATATTTAAAAGGTGTATCATACTTTCTCTTTGTACCTGAAACACCCTGATCTTGATAAGCTCCGTATTCCTCCATTAAGAATTGTAATATGAATCCTGACTTATCTGATATTATTTTATAGTCAAGAGAATTATATAAGGCCTTAGAAACATTCTTTTTATCTTTGGATAAATTACTTCTCGATTGCTGGATTACATACTTTGCAAAACTATTTAATATGTCTCTTGTATCTTGTAATTCCATTAGCAACTACTTATATCATTATCTATTAATATATCCATTGTTGCTGCCCATCCAGCTAATCTGTTTTCAAACCTTTCATAGAAAGGCTCACAAGTAGGGTCGCCCTCTAATTGATATTTTGTTGTATATAACGAGCCTCCTCTAAGCAGAAGTATAATTCTGTTCAATACTGCTAATTGAGTGTTAAGTATATCTTGCTCATTGTCATTACCAACAAATATATCTGTCTCTGCATCTTTGTATTCGTTTACAACATCCATAGCCATTATAGTTATATTAAAAGACAATGTTTGTTCTTGAGCTGTAACACTATTTACTATAATATGCGCTAAAGGGAATATTGTTTGTTTGTTTAAATCTATTTGTGTTATATCTCCAGTTGTTACAGAGTTTACGTTACTATCATTTAGTAGGTTTGTTTTTATTGTATCTGTAATTTGGTAAAAACCTCTTATACCTTGATTGCTCATCTCATTTTACTTTTTAATTGTTTCGTTTCTATGTCGCTTTTTTCTTTCATAAATGTTAGCATTGTTAAACATCTGTGTAAATTTAATTGAGTGATATTCTCAAATCGTCTAATATCTCCCTGAGAGAGTGCATAAATTGATTGATACCATCCCCACTTTTCACCAAACTGTTGGACTCCTGTAAGTGAAGCTCCTGCTTGTCCTGAAAATAATACGTCATAATCTTCGATAAGTCCATCCCTAAACGGTAAAAAAAAAACATTGATCCGAACACTACATTCATCGGCATATCTTTATACACTTCTTGACCTTGTGCTGTATAGTCCTCAATACTATATTTGTGTTTGTATTTGTTCTGTATAGGCCTGTATAAAACCGCCATAGCCTTTTCCATTTCATCCCAATTAGATATGTACGTGTCGAGATCAACATACTCACCTAAGCTCATCTCATCTAAGTTTGGTATAAAACCATACTCAATTCCATTCATTGTAAATCTATTTATAAGCTGAGGCTTCTGTTCAAACATATCTGATATAGTTTTGGTTATACTATTGACATCTTTGAGCTTCATTTGAAAGGCTTGTTTGTTGTCTATATGACAAAATATCTCTATCATCTTAGTTGCTAAAAAGTTCTCATCTTTATTCTCCTCTTGTGCTTTTAAAAACTTTTGGTATTGACTTAGTTTGATTTCTGACAAGTTATTTGGTACAGTTATTTTTACTCTCATATATATATATCGAAATCTAAAGTGGATTTTTGACAAAAAAAAAGGAGGCCCTTTTAAGACCTCCTATCATTGAGTTTGTAAAAAACTAAATTAAATCAATTTAAATTAAATTAAACAACTAACTAATTAACTCAATGTGTTCTATAAGTACATTAATTGTAACCATACTCCTAACCAAAAGAAAGTGGATAGTATTAATGCTTTGATAAAAAATTTAATGTCTTCCATAGTTTTTAGTATTTTCCCCATTCTAATTCGTCAACTTTTTTTGCTATCTCAAAAATTTTATTTGTTAAACTCATAATTTTGTTATCAATTTTAGTTATTTTTTTTGAGTTGCGAGTTTCATTTAAATTAAAATATTTCATCTCAATTCTTTGACCAAATCTATCTGACATTTCACCAGCGTGATGAAAATAATCACCTTTCTGTCTTGCTATACAGTATGCTGCATATTTAACATTATTTAGGTAACCACCATAGCTGTTTATATCTTTTACTTCTTTACAAAGGTAATAAAGCTCTTTTGCAAGAGTTTGCATTGCTTCTTTATTTTGTTGTAATTGTTTTTTTAATTTTTTCATAATGTTTTTTTTCAGTATGTTTTTAAAATTTTAAATCAGTTCTATCGTAGTAATCAACTTTGATATTAGAATTTCTTAATTCATAATAATTATCCCATATTCTTGAAGTCCATTCATCAACATCTTTAATTTCAATTTCATATATTGAATGTTTACTTTGTTTTAAGACATCATTTAAATTAACGACCATATAATATTCATCTTTGATACCAGCTATTAAAAGAGCATCGTGATTTATCAAGCCGTCCCAATGCAGCACTATTTGACCGACTTTGTATTTTGGTTTTTTTATAATTGTATTTTCCATTTTGTTTTGTTTTTTAATTATTAGTGCTTAAAGATTTTTTTATCTAAAATGTCTGTTCCGAAATGATCTTTAATATGTTTATATAGCCATTTCTGAGCTGGTATGTTATAAAGTGTTTTTTTATCTACTAAATCGTGTATGTCATACCAATTCACACCAATTAAAGCGCCAGCTAATTGAATGTTTTGAATGTTTGTTTTTAAATATTTCATATTGTTTTGTTTTTTATTATACTCAAATATATAACTTTATTTTGGAGTAATTAACATTTTTTAATAAAAGTTTTAGTTTTTTTTTATCTACCTCTGTTATCTTATTGCATATTTTCCCTTGTTTGGGTTTTGTAAGGCCATCATTAAAGAGTATCTAGCTGCATCAATACAGTCAGGATGGAGGCCTGTAGGTTTTTGTATATTGTTTCCCTCTTTGTCTTTATCCCATACATAGCCTTGTAATTCTCTTATTAGATTCTTAGACCTGGATGTTACATATATCTCATTCTGATTTATAAGGTTTATTCCATATACTATTGAGTCTCTGCCTTTTGTTACAGGGAATATTCTGTGGCCATAGTTTCTAAGCTCTTGTATTGACTTAGGCTCTGCACTATCTGCGTATATATGTTCCAAAGCTCTTTTGTCTGTTAAGAAATTACTTATGTCTCTGTTTAGCATACCTTTTCTATAAAGAAGCTCATCAAATATATAAGCATTGTTCCATTTGTATAATCTTATATAAGTTGTGGGATCAACAGAATAACCAAAGTCAAGACCTGCACATAAAAGCCTAGCATCATCAGGTATCTTGTCAATAGACTTCCAGTCAGGAATACAAGCACCCTCTAAGCTACCTATCTCTCCAAGTCCATATACTTTCCACCAATTAGCCCAATATGTAGATGTCTTAGCTTTTACTTTAGCTTTCTCTATTTCTTTTACAATGGATGTAGGTAAACTGTTATTATCTTTATATGTAAGTGTTAGGAAGTCTGTATCTTCTTGCCCTATCAATTCTTTATCTACCCAAAACAAATTAGTAGGATTATAGTCAAGCCATATATTACCTGATGTTCTTACTGCTAATTGTTGGTATGCTTCAAAGTTAATATTGTTACACTCATTAATAAATAAGTCTGTTCTCCTCGCACCTCTTAATTTGTCAGGTTGGTCTGTGCTAAAGAACTCTATATAGCTATAGTTGCTGAATTCGTATTTTAAGATACTTCTATTGAACTTTCTCTCGTCATACCTATTCAAGGCCTTCATTATGTTTAGAAAGTCTTTTAAAGCACCTCTACGCAAGTGTGGTACTGATTCAGCTACTACACTTATTTCTTTATGTGAGTTTCTACAAGCATAGTCTATAAGTATTAAGAGAACTGCAATAGTTTTACCAGCAGAGCTACCTCCTCTAATTATTCTTGTTCTTTGATTTAGTGATCTGAGTTTTTTAAGAGCTGTAGTCTTAGTAAACATTAATCTATAAATATTGGTTGGTCATCGTTGATATGAATATCTTTTGTTTCCTTAGGCCTACCAACATAGTAATTATAATAAAGCTGTACATACTTATAGTCTTTTTTTTCTAACCCCTCTTTCAAAGCTCTATAAGCTAAAGGCTCTAATGGTTTTAGTTTTTCTATAAGTTGTATCTCTTCTGACTTTGGTTTTCTACCAGCTCTGCCTTTTGTTGAGTGTCCGCCATTGTTTTTTCTACCATCCATAGAATTAATATAATTTAATTAATTAATCTTTTGTATATCTATATATCGAAATATTTAATTAATTTTTAAAATAATTTAATTTGTTGCAAGTTCATTCTTTTTTTTATTATATCACAATAGGCTTTGTCTATTTCATAGCTTATAGTATCATAACCTAAATTATAAGCTACTTTACTTGTTGTACCGCTTCCAGCAAATACGTCAATGATAGTTTGATTTTTTTCTGCTGTAGTTTTAATTATTTTGCCTATAACTTCTTCAGGTATTTGGCAAGGGTGTTCTGTTTTTTCCTCGCTTGTGTTTTTTACTTGATTTATCTCCCACCAGTCATATAAAGCTGCACCAGTTATTCCTTCAGCTAATCTTTTTTTTATTCGTTTATCACTAATATTTTTATATGGTTGTTTTACTTTTTTTAAATCTGGTTTACAACCCCACCAACTGATAAGCCTACTTTGTTTTCCTGTGTTACTATTATAAACCCAACAAACTACTTGCTCACATTTTACTTTTAGAGCCTTAGGTAATATGTTTATTGTTTCTTCAGGGTAGTGTATGATAACACAAGGAGTGGGTATTTTAGATAATAGTTTTATATATTCTTGTTCTCCTAAAGCATCTTTATAATTATTATAATGATATTTTTGATTATAAGGAGGGTCTGTGATTGTAAGACCTGAGGGTATATTACAATGTCTAAAATCTTTATTTATTATTTGTACCACCTTGTTCTATTTGATCTATGATGTTTACTATTTTGTTTATGTCTTCATTATTAAGATGATTAGCCTTTAATTTGACAAACTCCCTTTTTGATTTGTTGTTTACACCCTTGTTTGTTTTTGTTAACTGTGTAAGCCACTCTCCTATCTTTCTATTGTATTGTACATTTGTTTCAAAAGTATTTACTGCGTGTAGTACAGATGAATGACTTGATGTCTTTCCTTGTGATTTAAAGAACTCTGCTATTTCTTGTAGTTTCATCTTTTCATACTTGTATAGTACCCAAGCTAGTAAAGATCGTACCTCTACTATTTCTATCTTTCTTGTGTTTTCAAATACATCTAGCTTTGTTATTTTCTTTATTCTGTTTGCTATGTTTATTGCTTTATTCATATAAATAATCTTTTTTGTTGTTTATGTTCTTCTATTCGTTTCTGTGCAGCTTCAAAGTATTCTTTGTCTATTTCGTACCCTGTCAAATCATATCCAAGATTATGACAAGCTATTGCTATACTGCCACTGCCAAGATGTGTGTCAAGTATTGTATCGCCCTCTTTGGCATAATTCATTAAAAGCCATTCGTAAAGCATTACAGGTTTTTGTGTTGGATGGAATTTAAGTTTGTCTTTAGTATGATTACCAAAATGATCTATTGGTATGCACTTTGCAACAGAATTAAAACTTGTCCAAGCTAGTTCTCCATCAGAATAAGTAGGCCAAGGATTTCTTTTATACCAAAACAAAAAACAATTTGTAGAATATAAATGCTCTATAAAATTATTTGCACCCCATATAATTTGATTTTTAGATATTCGAAATAATTGAACAAAAAATTCTTTAGTGGGTTTTGAGCCAAACTTTTTCATATTACCCCCTAACTTATTTCTCATTTGTACTGTGGGGTTATTTTTATCTCTATATGGAGGATCTACGATAGCCAAGTCAAATTGATTGTCTGACATTTCTTGCATAGCCTCCATACAGTCTTGATTGTGTATGTTTATCATAATATTCCCTCTATTATATAATTATCTAAATCGTGGCCTTGTATAAAAAAGTTTTCAAATATTGTTAAGGCCTCTTCTGTTTTTCTTTTACCCTCTAAGTAAAACTCCTCACTACATTTCCATACACCT